CGAAAGACGGTAGCGAACAAGATGTGGCTCACTGCCAACTCCGAGAGACTCTCGGAGTTCCGTAACCAGGAAGGTTGGGAGGCCGGCCTTCCTAATTCCGTTGACGACAGCAGTGATCGCATCATGTCCGAACCCGTCTGTCGCAGAGACCAAGTCTGCCGAAAGGAAGACGTGGTCACTGCCCAGCCCACCACCCAATCGAGCAAGGATCTCATCTTCCGTATGCGGAGCATATGGAAGACATTCTGGGAACCTCGCTTGAATGGCTGGCCAGAGGACCTGTCTGACAAGGTCTCCTCGGGCGAACACGTGTGCAGGTGGAACGGTAATGATCCGTGCCTTCATCCCCAATTCTGCGATGCAGGAAGCAGAATGTACAACTCTCGAGCCAACTGTACTCCTAAGAAGTCCCGCGGTTGCGTACCGCAGGAAGAGTTCAGCTTCCCTGACATTGGGCTCAAGGTGTACATTCTGTTTCAAGCGCCGCTTGGGTCCACGCTCCACCACTCGAGCAAGGGCGGAAATCTCTACTGGTTCAGCAACAGGACGTCCGAAGAGTCCTGCAAGCATGGAAGACAAGGAGGCCTTCTCAGCCTTCTTGCCATGCTCAACCAAATCAGTATTGAAACCACCCTTGCTGCGACCGGAAGTGACCGTGGCAGCAGACGATGTAGGTACGGACAACGAAGTACAGTCTCGGAACGATCCTTTCAACCTAGACGCCACGAAATCCTTGAGAGAAGCCAACAGGGCTGGCTCAGTTTCGTGTCTGGAAGAAAGGGTACGCAAATGATCGGAATAAGCTTTACGCTGAACGTCTATCGGTGCGCATGGAAGTGCGCGAGCAAGCCGGCTGAAGGCCAGTGCTCCCTTGACAGACAGACGTTTCTCAAGCCATCGATAAAGCTTACTCGGGAATCCGACAATGGTGACAAAGCTGGCGAGACGCCTCTGCTGGAGAGCACCAGCACGAAGCTGGTGGCAAACTTCCTTCAGAAGTCGCGACGTCTCAAGCCATCCGTTCCTACCCAAGGAACGGCCCAACCATTTCCGGAACACCCAAGAACCCGATCGAGTTCCGAGACCACAAGAGATAAGAGCAGCAAAGCTAGCTTTCCAAAGCTGGCAATGCTCAGAATACATTCGAGAACGGGGACGACGAACCAGGTTACGCCTGCGTCCAGCTATTTTTCTAGCTGGTGCAGGGGCTGCCTTGAGATTCGACATAAGTCCCTTAACTCTCACAAAAGGGTAAGACGGTAGTCTTTTCCTTATGATCCTGTCAAG